TGAATAATCGTCAAAGGCCGCCGTATTTACTTCAAATCTATATGAGCCGAGAGTTGATAATGTCATTAATCATTTAGAAAACTACGAGCCCCAGCCTGAGCCTCTTCCACGATGTCATTAAACACCGTTCGGACTTGCTCCGCTATAGCCTGAGCGTCACCGCTAGACCCATTAATATTAAATGTTGCCGTGATGTTTTGCCCGCCCATTGACGCCCCAGCGGTTGCCAAAGCGGGCTGAGGTTGAGCGGCTGGGATTAATCCTCCTAGCCCAATTGATGCTGGAGCTGGACCACCTTGGCTGTGAGGTGTGGCCGCTTGCCCCTGAGCCGAGCCCTGAGGGTTAGGCAATAGGAAATTAGAGATAGCCCCAGCAATCCCGCCAAGAGCTTGTCTCACGCCTCCAAGGATGTCTCCATCTTTTGCAAGTTCAATTCCTTTCCCTAAGGTATCCATCATCATTTTTCCGCTTGCGGTTAAGTCAGACAATGGACCCTCTTTAGCGTCACTAAATGGAAGCATATTTCTAATTTTCCCAAAGACCCCAGTAACTGCATTCCATAGTCCTTGGGCAGCTCCTAAGATTCCATCAACAATTGCTTGAATAAAATCGGCTCCAGCGTTGAAAGCCATGGAACCAATATTGGTAAACCATGAATAGATGTTCGAGGTGAAATTTGAAAGAGCCTCGGCTGCCCCAATAAGTCCATTCATTAAACCTTCCCTTATTGGCTCGCCTATATTCCAAAGCCATTTCAAACCGGGCAATATTGCATTTTTTAAGACTGCCCCAATCCCTCTTAATGGAGCGGTTGCAATGTTTAAAATCCCGCTTCCGATTCCTTTTAATGCTCCACCGATAAGACTTGGAATTGCTTTAAGAGCTGGAACAATTACCTTGCCAATAAGAGCTCCCCACATTTTGAAGGGGAAAAGAAGGAAGTTTAAAACTAACTGTCCTAGACCTTTTAATAAACCTCTTAAAAGATTTCCAACGCCGCTTATTAATTTTGGAATTCCATTTTTTAATCCATTCCAAAGTGGAAGAATGACGGTTTTATGTAACCAGCCGGGAGTGAAAATTTTATAGATGATATACAAGCTTCCTTTTATAAGATTGAAAGCTAGTTGGAATATTTTTTTTATTCCCCAGACAATCGTTTTTATAATTGTTCCAATTATCTGGAAAGGTAAGAGGATAATAAATTTAGCAATCCGTAAAACAGCACCAATAATATTTCCAAAAAATCCTTTAAATCCATTCCATATATTTGATAATCCTTTATCAATTAATTTTGTATTACCTGTAAACAAGCCGCCGATGAGCTGAAAAAATCCTTTGACCATATTCCACGCCCCTCGAAAAATTCCAAAAATTGAATTGAATATCTGAGTTATTCCATTTCTAAACCAATCACATTTTTTCCATAACAAAACGACCCCAGCAACAACAGCGGCGATTCCAGCAATTGCCAAACCAATTGGACCTGTAGCAGCGGCCCACATAGCCGAAAACTTTATTGCACTTAAGCTGGCCCACAAAGAAGCAAGCTTCATTTTGGCGACCATTGCACCCAGCCCCGCATTCCATAATCCGACGGAATAGAAAATGAAAGGAAGGGCAGCGGTTAAAGCGGCAAAAGCTCCACTCAATAAAAAGACTGCCTCACCAAGACCGGGGATTTTTTCAAATAACCAAGCAATACCACTGACAACTTTTGCAAGGCCGTCTGTCAAGTTTTTTAAAATCCCTGTTAAGTCTCCGCCCATGGAATGCTGTAAACCTTCCCACGCTGATTGAAGCCGTTTAAAAGCACCCGCCAAATTATCGTTCATCTTCTTAGCAGTCTCGGCGGCATGACCCTCAGAATCTGCCAACAATTCAATTTGTTTTTGAAGTTCTCCAGTAGCTGCTTTTTCTTGGAGAATCATTCCCGCCGTAACCGCTCTCAAACCAAACAAATCTTTTTGCATTGCAATTTGAGCTTGGCCCGTAATATTTTGATCTCGCATAGCAGAATCAATTTCTGCCAAGATTTGAGCCATTGGTTTCATTTGACCATTGGCATCTTTTACAGACACGCCCAATTGGGTTAATGACTTATCAGCATCACCTGATGCCATTCGGAGCATCATGGCCCTCAAGTGAGTTCCAGCCTCTGAGCCTTGAACACCAGCATTTCCGAGAATGTCTAAGGCGGCGGCTAATGATTCAATTGATTGATTAGCATTTTTAAAAGGCGGACCCGCTTTTGCAAATGCTTCGCCGAGCATCTGGACGTCAAGATTTCCTGAGACGGATGCCTTACTTAAAAGGTCTACAACTTTTGTAGTTTCCGAGGCTTGCATACCAAAGCCACCAAGAACATTCGAGGCAATATCCGCCGCCTCGGCCAGTTCCATTTTTCCAACGGTGGCCAGCGAAAGCATCGCTGGGGTTGCCTCTAATATTTGATTCGTCTTATATCCAGCCTGAGCCAAGAACTCCATTGCTCCCGCTGCCTCAGCGGCTGTGTATTTCGTTGTACGTCCTAATTCTTTAGCAAGGTTGGTGAGGCTTGCTTGTTGTGCCGCTGTAGAATCTCCGACCTTCGCAAACACGGCGTCCATGGTTTGCTCGAAGTTGGCAACGACCTTCATGGTGTCAACCATGGCCAAGCCAATTCCTGTGGAAGCAACAGCCGCCGCTCTCCAAGCGGGGTTGTTGACCACGTTCATCATCCCCTGTTGACCCGCTGCAAAGCCGTCGTTGAGGTTTCTGCTGACCGTTGTGCTCATGCCTCGAACTGAGGCATTAGCTTGTTTTATTGATTTATTGAGGGACCCAAGGACTTGCCCACCAATTTTCAAAATTATGTGAGATTGGCCCTTGGCCATTTACTTCCTCCGTAGTTGTTTTTTGGTTTCTTTAGCGACCTCGGCCTCTAGTTTCTGAGCAGCCTTAAGCCATTCATAAATCTCAGTAACTGTTTCATCGAGGATTTCGCTAAGGCCCCATCCTGTTAATTTTGACAGGATCAGGACGGCTCTTCTGAACTCTCCGATTTCTGGCCGCCCGACTGGGTAAAAGTTGCGATCATCTCACTTAGTCGAGTTAGATCTGAGACGTCTAATTCATCCAAGGTTTCTGGACCACACTCACATAAATTTTGGAGCATGGTTTTTGTCCTTTGAGCTTCAGAGACGCCCTTGGCTTCCTGTTCTTGCATAGCGAACAAGTCCCGACCTTTAGGCCGACGCACTGTCAAATATGAAACAGTGGCCCCAGCAATTGTGATTGGATAATCGAGGTCAACATGAACGGTGGGAGACTTATCCGCCGTTGTTGTTTTCTTGGTGGTCATGTTTGGTGGGTTTTAGTTTTAAATACCGAGAGCGGTCCGCATAGATGCGAGCTGATCAGTACCGCCGATTAAGCGAGTCATGTTCTCTATGTCAATTTCGATGAGATTTGTTCCACCGATTTCAACTCGATAATATGAAACACCCATAGTGAAATTGCACTCTGTCAATTCTCCAGACTGGAAAGATCCCATGTCTAGTTCCTTGATGCAACCTCTGAGGTTGATAACAATCGCCACGGCATCCTCGCCGGGTCGCTGCATTGCTCCACGGGCTGTGAGTTGAACAGCGTTTGTATCTTGGAGGCCCCATTGTTGAATGAGTGCCTCGTTGTATTCAGAAACAGTGAACTCGGCCTCCATGGCCTCGGAGCCCATGTCGATGTAATAAGGGGCATCCATTCCGCCCGCTCTGTACTCCTCAGATTTAGTTGAGAGAGTAGGAGGTGTTAACTCAGTAACCCTCCCCGCATACCCGACACCATCGACGGATAATTGAAAGTTTTTTAAAGTTCTTGGAAGCATGAATTAATCCTCAATCGAATAGGGCTGATGTGATGTAGCCATTAGTTAATTGACTACGGAAAGTAACTCTCTCGGCTGGATAGCAAGGAGTGAAATCAAAATCAAAAGTGACCTTGCCCGCTGCAATATCGGCTGGAGTGTTTTGCTCAGAATCAACCCAGCATGAACCTCCTAATATTGCACCTTTAGCAATGAGCGTTCTTAGATAGGCATCAACTCCCTCTTTTACATCTTGAAGATAGGTTCTATTAATACATCTATCCACAGCCCACAAGTGAGCCTCAAGAATAGACTGATTGATCATGTCAGCGGTTCTCCTTACAGAAAGGAACGCCCACTTTGAATCGTTTGAGGTCGATCTATTCCCCCACAACCTGTATCCATCTTGACGGATTATGACTCCAACTTTATTTTCGTTCAATAAATTTGCTGCACTTGTCGAGGAACCAAGTTGGAAAGGAACAGTCCTAGCAACTCCAGAAATTCCTGAAAGAGTTTGATTGGAAGGACTCCACCAAAAACCTTTTTCCTCATCAGTCTTAGCTATCAAGCCAGCAACTCTGGAAGACGCTGGAAGATTTACATAAGTGCTAGACACTGTGTCGTAAACCCTAACGTGTGGATCAATTACATAAATCCTTGGGTTTGAATGCAAGGCTGCATAAGCCTGAGCAGCGGCGTCTGTAGTGTTTGGACCGTCAGCAATAATAACGGCGGCCAATTGATCAGCGATTCCTTCGAGCTCAGCAACTACAGGATTTTTCAAAGTTCCCGTGTTTGCTGTAGCTGCTGCTGATGATCCTCCTCCACCTGTAAAGGAAACTGTTGGGGCTGATGAATATCCATCTCCACCATTGGTAACAGTTATAGCGGTAACAGCTCCGCCCGAAATTGTTGCTGTTGCTGTTGCACCGTTCCCGCTTCCAGTTATGGAAACTGTAGGAGCTGATGTATAACCAGAACCACCATTGGTAACAGCAATAGAAGTAACCCCGTCAGTTACTTGGCTTGATGTGAAGCCGGGAGCAATAAGGATTTTTGGATCAAATCCAACTTCCATTTTTGCTGCTAGAAGACCATGGCATCCTGTGTATCCAGTAGACGAGCCGATGACATTGCTCAAAACTTGAGCATCAGTACCGGTGCTATCAACTCGAATAACGATAACTACGGCACCGGCACTATCAAATATCCCGTCTAAGGCAGCGGGGAGCGTTCCAGTAGTTCCAAGCTTGCCAGCCTTGGTTCTATCCCCTGCAATTAGTACAGGTGTATCAAGAGGGAAGACACTTGCGTCAGCATCTGCGGCAGTGCCAACAACGCCAATCACCCCAGATCGGACAGTTTTTATGGGTCGCAACCCGGTGTCTATTTCCAACACCTCGACGCCATGGAGAAATGATGTGCTCATAATTAACCTATTGAAAGAGTAGGAGGATGCGGCCAAGCTGGGACCCCAGTGCCGTCATAAGTTGAAGGCAAATCTCTGAGGCTTTGGCGATACTTACGGATCAATGCTTGATCGGCGTCAGTAAGAGTTTCAAAGACATCAACCAACATATAATAATCAGTTAATGCGAGGCGAGCATTACGCTCTGTTCGGAGCTCTGTAGGTGTCATAAGTTAAGAAGCGAATGGATTGTTATATGTATAAATATTGGTTTGACAACTCTCAGTTGTACATCTGACGAAATATTCATCATTACTTCCAACCAAACCCCAGCAAGTTCCCGAGACTGGTACGGATGTACTTCCAGTAGTACCAAAGGCATAAAATTGCTTAAGAATCGTCACCTTATAATTGTCATTAACATCAATATGGAATTTCATCCATCCCAAGCTGTTACCTACAGGAGCTATCCAAGTATCATCTTCTTTACAAGGTACGCAGTGTTGTTGCATCCGATCCGTATTTTGTATCATCCTAAGATAACCAAAGTTGACAGGTGCGGTATTTAATTCAGACAGAGCCCCCCCTGCTGAACCAATTACAACTCCTTTAGAGAAAGGGAATAAATATTCACCATTTGAAAGGTGAAAAGCTGGCTCTTGTGAGCTCCAGTGTCTTTCTCCAATAGTCTGGTTATTACTTCCTCTATCATTTCCAGACCCATAAATACAACTAGCAGTTTGATTGCCGCTACCGTCGTAAAACATGATCATGCCACCGGGAGTTAGATCATCTTTACTTTGCTTTGCACAAGGCCATGCGTAGTTGGTTGATGTGCTTGAACTACCACCCCATTCTTGTCGCCCTGCACTACTTCCCCAAGTGAAGTAATGATTGTTGTAGTTGTATTGACCGGTGTTTTGGTTGTAACCAGATCGACGGCCATACATCGTACCGCCACTACCTGCCGCAGTGGCTCCCACAATCAAGCCGCCGTTTGAATGGGGCCAGTTCTCCCATGCGCCTTCACAATGATTCGTATTTTCAACTGTTCCATCATCATTGGAACTACCAGCCCAGACGTAACCTTTTCGAGTGTTTCCATAACTAGGGCTCATGTGATGCCCACAGTTCATGACCATCATCCCGACAGCACCATAATGACAAGTGCTAAAGGCATCACCATTGCCATGCCCCCATGCCTCGGTGCTATTAATGTTACCAATTGATCCGTTGCTTGGATTTATTTTAAAAGAGTTATACCTAACAGAGGAAGTGTTGTTCGATGCGTTATAAGGGTCGAAAATACCAGCAAAAACACCATCCGTAGACAATTGATTATAAGACTGGTAAGTAGTTGAACTTTGAGAAGTTTGGTTTGTATCCGACGGGTTACTCCAATTGCCAGTGGAAGAATCAACCAAAGTCATTGATTGTGTCAACAATACTGGTAGATCACCGCTACCGCCTGAACCGCCGCCGCCGCTAAAACCAGTGAGTGAAGAAAGATTTGTCATAATAAAAAAACTCCGATGGGTTATTTAACGAGCCAGCCTGTAGTTGCATCACCACTATAAACAAGTGTGACTACAGCTCGGTCTACGTTTAGTACAAGGTCAAGAGCAACACCAGCAATGTTGGTTCCATTCTGTGCAAGTGTGACTGGGTACGTTGAGAAACAACCCTTAGCATCAGCGACAATCACAAACTGACCAGCCGTCGGTGACGCTGGCAAAGTCAAAGTAAATGAGGCTGCACTGCAATCCAATAAATACCGCTTATTTATTTCTAAAGTAGCGGCTGAGTTAGAGGTTGCCCATTGAGCTGGGCCAGCTCCTACTGTAGTTTCTACAAACTGCTTACTAGCAGCATGAAGAGCCAAAGTTGGATCTGCTGACAGTGTTATATCACCGCTCGAAAAAGTGATACCACCCGAAAGCGTTCCACCTGTCAAGGCTAGTTTTGTTGCAATATTATTATTGACTGTTGTGGCGAATGAGGCATCATCATTAATCGCCGCCGCTAACTCATTCAGAGTATTTAAAGCAGTGGGACTTGAATCAACCAAAGCCGCTAAGCCTGTATCAACTAACCCCTGTACCGAGGTATTCGATGCCTTGCCATGAACCGCTGTGTCAATAGCGTCCAAAGCATCCCTCATGCGTAAAACGTCATCAGCCAATAAGTTGGTCGGATAAGGTTTTTTGAGGTTTAAATTGGTGGTCCTGTCGTCTTGGATAGTCATTGGTTAAAAACTCCTTAGATAATGATCAAACATAAATGGCTCTTAAATTCCTAACCCTTGGTCGGAATTGTGGAGTCCCTGCCAATGCAAGTTTAATTGCAGTGGTTGAAAGGCCAGCGGCTGCAACTGAATATTTATATTCAATCCAACCATCACCTAATGGAGTTGAACTATCTAAAGAAAGTCCAGTCCATGTTTGAGATCCAGCGTCATATTCAGGTGTGACCGTAGCCGTTCCCTGAATCAAAGCATCAAAATAAATCTTGAGGCTTCCTCCACTTGTGTTGAGCGTGAACGCTCGGGAGATGTATGTGGCCGCCGTATCAAGTGAGCCGATATTTGTAACCATTCCGGGGAATGAAACAGGACTCAATTTTGAGGTTCCATTTAGAACCGCTTGAACTGACATTGTGTCAGTTACAAACGCCGCCAAGTTAACCCCTGTTCCTGAATCCATCTCGAAGATTTCTCCAGTCGATCTTGTGTATTTGAAGATCGTATTAGTCGCCGAACTAGGAAGATAGACAGGTGCAAATGGTTGAATATCTGACATGTTAGTGACAGATAAATTACCAAGATCAACCGTCTTAGAAGTAGCGGTAAAGCTTGCAGCGTTCAACTTGAAACAAAGATCCATGTCCTGATGTGGAGTCCATGTCTTTCCGTTTGATGAACTCAATAAAGTTCCAATAGTGAAAGGCTGGGCAGTGACCCAAGACTGGGCAAATTGGTCGAATTTACCAATTTCGGCTATAGCGCAAGCATGAGAGGCATCATCTGTCATGACGACAATTGCATACTCTCTTTGAGCTGTTAAATGAATTAAGTTTGAAAATGCTGCATTTACATAAACATTATTAGTCGTTAATGAAGTACCCGGAATCACAGCCTCACCAATAACGGTTCCTGTTGGAACTCCATTATCAGTTTCTCTTATTTGAACTTGAACTTCATTTCCTGTATTTCCAATTTGAGTAAATTTCAAATCGACTGAAGTAATTTGGCGATCCTCTGTCAAAGTAAAAGTCTGAGCAAGAGGGTCCCATCCACCCCACCAGAATGAAGTTGTTGTGACTCTATTTCTTACCCATTGTTCTGTTCTTAATGTTCCTTGTGCAAAGTAGCGAGCTGTTCCCCTGCTTCCTCCAGCTCCTACAAACTCAACCTCAACGTCACCTGATGGAACATTTGATGGAATTGTAAATGATCCTGTTAATTGACCTTGAGCGTTTGCCTGTGGAACAGGTGACAATGTAATTTCATCACCCGCAAATGTAAGAGTTAATAAATTTTCACTAGGGCCAAAACCTTCAACCTCAAAAGCAACAGAACGCTGCCTCATGAATTCGATTGTTTCACTAACGCTAGAAACAAGATCAAGGGTTTCTTCTGTCCATGTGGAGGACATATTGCCAGCCCCAATCCTTCTAGTGGAGTCGGTGTTGGTTACATCTTCCTGAACAATTGTCCAAAGATCCGTTGAAGGATTCAACGTCACTAGAGCTGGGATTGGTTCAAATGCTTGATAAGGATTTATCAACATTGAGCCAGTTCTCAAAACCTGAGTTAATACAGCCTCTTCGTTGTAATCAAGTGTTGACGTTGTTGTTGCATTATTTGATGGCTCAACCTGAGTAATCGGAACAGGCATTTGCAAATCGCCTGAAATCATCACAGCATCTTGGGCTTGGCCAAGATCTCTCAAGCTATCGTCATTGAACGGCTCGGAGAATGTTCCATATTTTGCGGCTGGCTCTTTCGATGCAAGGTCACGTTCAAGACGTTCAATTGCTATTAGGTCATGCAAGTTTACAATTGCCTTTTTAATTTTCCGCATGTCATCCATAGATGTCACACGGGTTCCAATGTCATTAACTAATGGAGTATGAGTTGACTTCCAGTTGTAATAAATAGAGGCTAATAAAAGGTCACTATCTGGAACAAATAGCAACGGAACCTCTGGATTGAATCTTGATGAAACTCCTTTAATTAAACTTAGTTCCCCTGTCTTATTCATCGTCATTACGTCATAACGAGGAAGCTTCCAATTGTAATCAACAAGAATCAAAGTAGAAGCAACAGCACCTGTAACTTCAAAAGTTCCATTATCTTCATTTACATTTGCGGGCGTTACTGAATCCAAATATCTATAAGTCACCGAATAAGTAGACCCCGGTGCTGGCTCAGCCCCCCCCGGACTCCAATCGACCTGATCACTTGTCAAATTAAAATCAGTACCCAGCGAGTACGTCGTTCCGCCTTGAGTAACTGATTGAATACTTAAAACGGCGGTATCTGGAAGTGGGTCGGATGCTCCAGTAAATGAACCATGAGAAATTGAAACAGTCTTTTCAAGAGTTACAACACAATCACTAATCGCATTAAGTGGCGAATAGTTCAAGCTAATTGTTTGAGTTGCAGCCGATGAGGAAGAATGAGGCTCATTATTAATGCTAAATAAATCAGGATTTTTTACAAAACTCTTTTGAATCGATGATGGTTTATCAACCTTATATCCTTCGACGTTTCCTACTCCCTGAGTAACAGTAAAGAGGTAATTTGTGCCAGCGGTATTTGCTCCCTGACTGACAACATTTAATCCCCTTACCGCATAGTTACCATTTGAATCTCTATCATATTTCGCTATTAACTGAGTTACCGAATCAAGTTGAGGTGGTTCAACCTGAGTGACTAGAGTGGCATTTTCTACCGCATAGATTTGATAGAAAGTACCTGAGCCACCATCTCCAGACCAGCCCCAAACAAGCTCTCGTTTAGTTCTACCAGCACCCGGTTCATCGTAGTTTCTTGTTCCTGTCGCTGGATCTCTGAGGTTAGCATTTTCAACTTCAGTAACTTCAGAGGTGGTAACTCTGACACCGATTGAAAGTTGTCCAGTTGTCGGGATAGTAAAAGTAGAACTTGTTACTTCTCGAACAGCTCCCAGAACGTAAATTGCTCCAGATGCCATTTGAACTTGTCCAGTGGCGGCGTTGATCGTTGCCGACGCATCTCGAACAATTGCTCCATCCTTAAAAAGGACATTAGAGATCTTTTGAATGCGATCACTAAGGATGGACTGAACTTCATTTAATTCAGCGGATTGAAGACCCTTAGACGCCCTGAAAAGTAAATTGTCATACTTATCAGCGACGTTGAATCTGTTGTAATACCCAGCGAGTGTCATAGTTTTTTCTTAGTTTTTAGAACTGGAGAACAAATTCAAAAGTCTCTCTCGTTGCGGCGGTCCTGATTATGGCAGCTATATGTTCTACCAAATACAGAGTCCCTCCACTAGAAACCTCAGAAGTCGTAAAGAACTGTTGACCCGCTGGGAGCCCACCGTTCGGAGTTGTATCAAGGAAAATTCCTGTCTCCCTTATGGTAGCCGAACTTGCATCAGCAAAGTCTAAAGTGAATCTCAAATAGAGCTGATTTGTTTGAGTTGCCGAAACGTCATATCTTCCAGATGGAAGTGAAATTGCACCTGTACCGGGAGCGGTTACAACAAAATCTTTTTGCGTTGCAACTCTGTATCCAACTGCTGTTGTTAGAGCTGTACTTGCCGTAGATTCTGCGGGCGTTGTTGTATCCCATCCAGTTTGACCTGAGCCAATTCCTAGATAGATGTTTCTTGCTTTCACGGATGCGGCGAGGCCAGCTCTTCCGTCTTGTGTAAGAGTTGCCATTTTTAGGTGTTGGCCTCCATTGTCAATGTCATGTTATCGGTCCTAGTTAATTGTGTGAAGTGTGATTTGTTGAAATTGTCAAAGCGGTCTGGGTCCAAATTGAATTGGTGTCAAACCAAGCCTCTCGATCCTGATGGGTGTCATCAGAAACAATCCACTGACCCGGTGTTGCTGATTGCCATGTAGAAGCAACTGCAACGAGCCATCCTTCAGTAGAAGACCAAGTGACTTCAGTTTCCCACGAATCTGGCGATCCGTCATAAATCCACCATGGAGATTCGAGACTTTCAGTAATCCAACCTCCAGATGATTCAGTCAGGTAAGAGGACGCTGTAAACAATCCAACGTCTTCCCATGATTGCCAATTATAACCAGTACCTAATGAATAAGAACCAACAAGAAGTCTTCCATGCTGACGTTCTTGGATTGTCTCACCTGAATATGTCCAATCTCTTCCAGTTATGTGTTTAAAGCTTAAGACCTTTTCAGTCCAATAACCTTGTGCATCATTCCAAGAAAGTCCATTCCATTGTTGATCAAGGAATAGTCTTGATTCAAATGGCATCCAGTGGAGCTGACTTAACCATGTTGCATCAAGAGAATCCCAGTCCTCTGTTATTTGCTGAGCAGCCGTCCATATTTGTGTGACCTCTCGGAGACGAGAACTTACATAAAGGACATGCCATTCTTCAGAAAGAACACCATCACTTAGAGTAAATTGACCATGGATTGATGATGGTTGAGTAACTAAAATCTGAGTATTAGTTCTTTCAGTTAATCCAACATTTGCTGTATTCTGAGCCGCCGTAAATGTGGTCTGATGAATACGATCAATTCGATCATTCCACTCTTGATATTCAAACCGTTGAATATGCTCACTTAAAATATTTTCGCCTGTAGTCGAATCAGCATCAGAAAGAATAAATGGACCTTGACCAAATTCTTCCTCTAGGCGAGCCGCAAAACATGTATTAGTTTCGGAAAGAATTGAATAATCTGAAAGATATATTCCAGCCTTTGCAAATTGCAAAGTTGGAAGCATTGAGAACTTAATCCATGAAACTGTATTGATCCATCGAGGGGCTGGATCTGGGATCGTTCCGAAATCTCTCCAAGTGCCAGAAGAACTCCATGTCTCTGTACCTTGCCAAGTCGTGTCAAGTGATAAACCACTCTGCCAATCATTAACACCGAGGAATGGATTTAACGCCCAGAAATGGCCAAAATGTAAACGGCTTATTGTGAAAACATCTTCCTGTAAAATATGCCACCATTCATCAAGAAGACTTTGACTTAATACAAAAGAGTCCTCATATTTATTTAATTGAGCTTCTATATGTTCCTTTGTTCTATCTATTTGGGTATCTTGAATTATCGGACCTTTTTGGTGATCCCTACCAAAAGAAAGCTGTGGCCAATCTGCTTGGAGATAAACCCCTGAATGATCACAAAGCCAAGAGCCAGAACTTAATTCATGATCATCTAGCCAAAATCTTCTAGTGTCATAAGTTCCACCGTAAACCCTGAAAAGTTCAGATCGAGCTGGAGCTGATAAGCGACTGATTCCAATTACATTTCCAATAAATTCCAAAGACGCTGGAGCCTGATCTAAACCAAGCTGAAATTGAGCCCAGCGAATTGTTCCCGCTTCACTCTCTTCTAAAGTCGCTGTGAAATTAATCCACGTTAAAGCCGTCTTAATTGCTTGAGGCGTTCCCCTTATTCTTTGCCAAACAACACCCTCGGCTAAAGCCGTTCGAGGGTCTGGAAGATATGGCAATAATTCTCCAAGGCCATATTCATAAACAAGCCATGGAACAACATCATTAGGAATATTTTGATACTTTGCATCTCTTACCGATGGCAACGATCCCTCAGTAACCGACAGAAAATCAGCGGCGGCTGAAATATCAATTTCAAGCTGAGTAGCGTTAGAAGGTAAAAGCTGCGAGGTTGTCATTTATCTGTCGTAACCTCCAAGGGTAATGTTCACACTATTCAAAGCAACAGCGGCGGATGGACCTACAACAATATTTGAACTTGGAGAACTCAATTCGACTCTTTGAACACCGCTTGGATGTAATGAGGAAATGAGCCATGAAGTTGTAAGGTCCCAACCCAGACCAACAGCCGCATTAAAAGCAGCGGTCAAGCTTGCTTCTAATCCTGTAAAAACAGAGCTCGGAGTGTCTGGATATAAATAAACCACGGCGGTCACATCCGCTGGAGTAATAGTTGCACTAACTGTATTAACCGTATCAGTTAAAACTCGAACGGCGTCTCCCTGAATATGTGTATTAACTTCATTAACTAATTGAGTTGTTGCTGTTCCGTCTGAACCTTGTCCAGATATAACAGCCAAAATTCTAGTCTTTAGATCGGCGTCTGATTCTCCAGTTGTTCTTGTTAATCCGTAATAAGTAGCAGATGTATCCAACGCCGTTCCAGTTTCACTTTCTACTTTTATTCTTTCACCTGATAAAACAGCCATCTCAACAACGCCCGGACTTGGAGATGAAACCGCCACATCTTTCAATCTCGCCGATGCACTCAATCCCTGATAACGATACCAAGACGCTCCGCCCGCTGTTGAACTTCCTTGGATTCTTAAAACAATCCTAGATCTCAGGTCAGCATCTGTTTCGCTTGTCTGTCTTGTTACTCCATAAAAAGCCGATAGTTGATCAAGATCTGATCCACTAGAAAAAGCGATTAATGTCGCCTTAAAAGAATCATTAATCCGACCTCTTAAAATTAATTCTCTAGCCGCTGCAACTTCTAAAATTTTTATAGCTGGGTCTGATTCTAAAATTGCCGAATAGCTCGAATCTCTAGCCACTAAATCCGAAACCATTCGAGCTAAAATAGTTTCATAATCCAAAGCCTCAATCAGGGCTGGAGCTGGCAAACTGGAAAGATCTAAAGCCATTAGATAGTGAACCCCTCAAGAAAAACAGTTTTACCGTCAACTACATAATCCATTGTTAAGTCCATTGTTACCGATCCGAGGTCAACGGCTCGAATCTGAACCTTAGTCAATTTCACTCTAGGTTCCCACCTGTCGATGGCATCGGCAACAGCCGCCCGCATATCTGCAATTAATGAATCATTAACAGGTCTATCAACTAGAGATGGAATCAGGCTCCCATAATCTCGACGATAAACTCTAGTACCAATTCGAGTCGATAAAATATCCCTCAGGCTTTGAGTCAAATGACCAAGGCCATCGAGGTCTTTTCCAGTTGTCGAGCTCATCCCTTGGACTGACATTTAATTGATTTGCCTCATATAAAGTTTATCTTGTAAAACCGCTAAGGGTTTAAATCAATTCGATTAGCTTTTAGTTCCATGTCTCCCTCCGCTGTAATTTTAATATTTCCAGTAGCTTTTATTTCAATATCACCTTTAACATCTAAAAATAATTTTTGATTTAATTGATCATATTCAAGAGTAGTTCCAGTTATTAAAAAGAACGCTCTAAGACGAGAATGCAAGCGGTCATATTCTAAAAATGTACCATCTGCAAATTGACGCCTGTGAACTGTTCCTCTAGGAATCGCCACGGGTGGAATTCCTAGAGTTCCATATCTTGCCCCATTTAAAACTATTGCTTCATTTATTTCACCGCTAGGGCATAGGAGCGTGACATTCTCCCCGACCTCTGGAGGGTCCCAACTTGAGCTCCCTAAGTTCAAAGCTCTATCAGCCATGAACGGAATCCAACCTGTAAGGATTGAACCGCCCGGATCTTCTTTTCTACCAATACGAACTCTTAAAACTCTTTTTAAATAGTCAGCCTCTTCTACTACTCCATAACGCACAAGGCTATGAATATTTCGAGCGGCGTCTGAGTTTTCAAAATCTCCAACGCCCCCCGAGCT